TAAGGCTCCAGACGCGCTTCCGCGATGTTACTTGTAATGTTCGTTTTTAGCTGATTAAGAATCAGCAAGGTTGATTGCGAATTAGCAATTGGCACAGTTAACTTTGCAAAGCCTTTTGACAAGATTCGAGGCTTGACAGCCATACTAGACAGAGGATTAAAATCACCCTCGATATCTGTGATAGCAGGTGTCATAGCAAGCGAATCCCAGATAAAAAGCATTCTGTTTTCGTTACCAGCTAATAATTCTTCAATTGTCTCTAAAACAAACTCAACTGATTGTGCCTGAATATAAAGTAAATTCTCAATGTCACAGCCAGCGTTTGCTAAGAAGTCAGGGTCCACAGCGGACTCAGAATCAAAATAAACAACGTCAATTCCCATTTTCTGGGCGTTGCCAGCGATCTGAGCCGCCATGTAAGACTTGCCGGAAGCCGAAAGCCCGGCGATCTCACTTATCTTGCCGATTGGAATACCAGCGTATTTACCACGACAGATAATTGAATTCAACCAGCGTGAGCCGGTAGGGATCCACTCTTTGACCTCGGTAGGGTTTGAGCCTGCAAGATCGTGAGCCACCTCTTCGCCTGCTTTCTTATTAATAATTTTTCGCATGTCTGCGATCGAAAGTTTACCTGCTTTCTGCTTCCTTGCTCTTGCCATATTATCGTTCCACCGTCAGGTAGCCATTTGGTGTCTGAACCGAAGCTTGCCAGCCAATTAGTGGGTGTACCTCGCGACGCAACTGAGACACTGGAACATCGAACTCTGCGGACAAGGTTGTATAGCCACGCTTGTGGTCATACTTTTCTGTGCTGTGTTCAATCCACCCAAAGTCAAAGTGATTATCTTCAATAACCTGAGCCACAAAATCAACAAAGGTTCCGTCGCCTCGCTCATATTCTTCAAGAAGACCCTCGGTGCGCATCTCTTCAAGAATACTATTACCGTTACGGTACAGGATACCTTCTGAGATTGCCTCGGCCAACGTGTAGGCGAAACCAGTCTCGCTCATAGCTGTGTCGATGTGTGTCTCGTTATAATGCATAACGTCACACCCTTCTTCGTAGCTAAAAGTCACATGGGCATCATCCTCCACCCCAAGTGACCGAATCTTTTTATACAAACTCATTACTGCTCCTTATAGTAATTTGAAAAGCCCATGAATGTTGGAGCCCATAGCCCAACGAATAGGGCAAGGCGTTCAACGTGAGCCGGGTCGGGTCCAAGATCTGAATTCCAAATCAGCACCGAACCCACGACTGATAGCAATGTGCCTACATAAAAAATATTAGACACTCGATTATTCTTATCTAACAAACTCATCATTCCTCCTAAAAGTATGAGGCACCTGATAACCCTGTGCCTCCCTGTGGGTACAATTTAACTGCCTGTGTCTTCCGTGGCACCAGTGTCGGCTGTTTCGCCTTCGCCAGTGTCACTCGAACTTCCCGTGTCCGTTTCAGAACCAGTGCCCTCGTCGGTGCCCTCGTCTGTCTCGGTGGTCTCGGTGGTTGTAGTCTCCGTGACCGTTTCATCGGTGGTCTCACAATCTTGCTCTTCTGTACACCCTGTGACAAAAGATAGCAAAAAGACCGTGGCAATTCCAAAGACCGCGCCGTAAACACGGTCTCGATTTACAAAGCTGAACATTATTTCTCCTTAAGCGTTCATCAATTCATTAAAAGCACTGTCAACCGAAGTTGTTGTGCTGTTGCTGTCGTACTTAACAACGTCGTCACCAGCAGAGTCTTCACCAGCCAACCACTCATCAAGCATGGTCTGGATCTCCTCTGGGCTCTTACGCGGGAACAGTCCGTCAAATTCTGGAATGCTATCCAGAAGTTCCGCACACTTCTCAGGCCCTCCGAGTGCATCGTCACAAAGTGGCGATGTACGACGACGAGGCGTCAAAGTTGTTTGTGGGAACTGGGCTCCCGGTGGCTTTCCGTACTTGAGTACAAGATCAGTGCCAGACTCGACATCAGTGATATCGCCATACTCGGGGTTGAGAACGAGGTTCAACAACTCCTGATATGCCATCTTGCCGAAGCCCCAAATTCGGACCCCCTTTTCTTCCTCTCCGCGGACAAGCACGGGAGCGAAGAAACGCTGGCGGGCCATGAGGTTCTTCGCCATCTTGATAGAGTCCTCGGTTCCATCATTGAACAGCTGTCGAACGAAATCGTTCAGTGGGTCGTCAATGCCGAAATTACGTTTCGGACTAAGGAAGCCGGGGTTCTTACCCAAGTTGTAGTGGAACCAATACTCCTTGAAGGGGTCGCCATCAGCGGTTGGAACAATACGAATTGTTTGTTCACCATCCTCTGGGCGCCAGAACGAGGAGTCCTTTTTCTCACCACGGTTTTGAAGTGCCTCTAGTTTCGAGCGCATCTTGTTTAAATCAATAGCCATTTTCTTTTCTCCTATTTTATTAAAGTTAGAACAGCAAATTTCCTGTTCTACTAGCTTTGAATGATTGGACTATAAGCGATTACATACCCATAATCCATGTTATAGTCAGTAGCAAAAACTCCAAAAGAAACACTCATGTTTTTATCCATTAATTTTTCTTTCATCTGGTTTGTGATTTGCTTGTGCAAGCCACTCTCCGTCTGGAGCTTTTCCTTACTGATGCTATAAATATAACCCTTTTCTCTCACGTTGTCAAGCGGAAAAAACAAATTTTCTTGATTATTTTCGATATCGAAGATACCAACTGTATAAATCCTTTTTGTTTCTCCGGGGTCACTGAGCGATCCCATTACAGGGTCTGAATTCTTATAAACGTTTATCATGTGAATTGTAGACACAATAAGATCATTCAGTTTCTTATAGTATCCCATAATCGGAACGTTGTCAAGGATATTCTCTAATAAATTATTGCTGACCAAACACATTCCTTCGATTTGGCCGGATCGAGCGTATTCTTGAAGCACACCAAAAGTAACTCGCTCATGCATTTTTTTAATCTCACTCAAGAGTTCCACGTCTGGCCGCACATATAATACGGAGATCTTGCAAGAACTTTTAATTTCGTGCATAATTCTTAAAGAAAGCGCTGTTATATCCCCCGAACCGCCAATAACCAGCATGGTGTCGCCCTTTGTACCTTTAAAAAACTTCTTGAATGAAGGGGCGCTGTGTTCATATTCCTCTGGTCCGGGCTGTGGCTTTACATTAAAGCAACGGTCACCGAATGCTCCTACATCAATTTTATAAATTTCGTACTGAGGGTATTGTGCAAAGTGATCTGCTATGGCGCAGCCTGCCTTTCCCAAGCCAATGATGTTCATAATTTTAGTGTCCTTAGGTTTCCAAAGTTTGTTCCAGCCTTGACGTTAACCAAAAATTTGCCCAGCCCAGTGTTAGAGAACTCTTCAACTAGCATAGGTATATTATAACGCTCTTCAAACGGCATGTCAAGCACAACATTGTCATGAATTGTGAAAGCAATAAACGTATCCATGCTTTTAAGTAATTTATTAATTTTAATTACTTGCTGTAATACAAGCTCTGCTGTTGTGCTTTGAATTATGTAGTTTAGCGCATGCGACCGGTCTGCTACTATCTCTTTACCAAACATTGTCTTGACCGAGCCGTTTTTCCAATACAATTCTCTGACTTTATCCCTATCGTAATACTTGGAGAGGTATGGATTAGTCTTGTTCTCGTCGTAAAGCCATGAAAAGAACCTCTGTTTGGCCTCGTCGCGTGTTGTACCCTTGGGAAACAGATTATGCATGTTCCAGTCGTGGATGTCTTGTAGGGGTGTCTCAGAGCCTCCTAATGCCATAAGAGTGCGAAGCTCTGCGGCATTGAAGTCTAGCTCAACAAACCACCCATTAGTTGGGCGAACTATACTACGAAAATCTTTGTCCATAGTCATGATAGGAAACGATGCTTTCTGTGTTGTTAGTCTTCCAGTCTTTGTGCCATTAATATTATAACGACAATATGGATCGATACTTGAAAATTTCTTTATCGCTTGTCTGTATTTGGGCAAATGTGCTGACTTGGATAAGCTTGATACATCAATATTAAGTTTTTGGCGGCGGATACCTGCTAAAAGCTTGGTCAGGCTCAGCATATAATCATAATTTTGTGGCTTTTCGTAATTTTCAAACACATACTTAGTGATTTTGTTACGAATTTCGCAGTATTGCATCAAAAATGGCCTCGGGACAAGATCAAAGAAGCAATTTTCATCTAAATTAACTTTTGATAGCACAAATGAGCGATAAAAGGCCTTTAGCTTCGCCTCAACAGC